GCCAGGTCGGTCCTGACGGCAAGCCGCTCTATCCATACTTCAACCAGCTTGAAGAAGATATGTCGGCGCTTATTGAGACCGGCCGCGCCCAGACACTCCATGAGGCTTATGAAACTGCCAAGTGGGCCAATCCATATACGCGCTCCAAGCTACTTGCCCAGTCCCGTGCGCGGGATAACAGGCTGATGCGACAGCGTGCGGAGCAGGCCCGTATGGCGTCGTCCAGCATCACGGGGGCGTCTTCCATGTACGGCGAGCAATCCACCGAAGGCATGTCAACGCGCCAGCTTCTCGAAGCGGCGTCGGCAGGCCTTATCTGACATCAACAACCATTGAGGTAAAAGACAATGCCCAGTCCCGGTTTGGACGAAATTGTCACGACCACCTTGCGCTATCGCAGCGGCAAGCTCCGTGACAACATGAGCAAGAACATTGCTCTTCTTTCCCGCCTGCAGGAGCGTGAAAACGTATCTCCTGTCTCCGGCGGCCGCTCCATCGTTGAGGAGCTTGAATACGCCGAAAACTCCACGTTCATGTACTACAGCGGCGATGAAACGCTGAACGTCATGAACTCGGACGTGTTCACGGCGGCGGAGTTTAACTAATCGGACTCCTCGATCAAGAAATTGATCGAACAAAAACATCGATATATGCTGGAACATCCTTAGAGCCGTTGCTCCCAAAGAGGAAAAACGCAACGGATTGGACAATCAGCAGGGATAATGTTGATAGACAACACAGACGAAATGTACCGGGGGTTGGCCTACACGGTAGGCAATCTTCTCGGTGACGGTTCACTGAGCGCCAACACGAGAATTCGCAAGGCAGGCTCAGTGCCAAGGCTCAAGACAGACAGGGTGTATGTGCAATGCTCGGTCCGGTTCGGCTCTCTAGACATTGAGACGCTGGAGCGGGTGCAGAGCGAGATTGAAAAATGCTTTGGCAAGAAGCATCCAATCTTTACGCGCAAGCTCAAGAGTGGCCGGGATTTTCATAACTTGACGGCATGTAGCCGCGAGGTGTTTGATTTTCTGGCTGTCTGCACGTCGATGAAATCAAGGATACCGGAGTGGTATTACACGGCAGATGATGAAACCAAACGGTCGTTGATCGCTGGTCTCATGGACACTGACGGGTACATATCGCAACGAGACTTTGAAAATTATTCGAGGTGGACTGTCGGGTTTGGGATGAACGAGCGCCCAATTGTTGAGGGCGCGGCGTCTATCCTGCAATCAATCGGAGCCAAGGTTGGAACCATTGGAACCTCGACAAAGGGCGCATACCGCTCTTTGCATCGATTCCAAGTTAATGCATCAGCGTTTTCAGACGCTGGTTGCTATTTCGTGGCAAGGCGGAAGCAGAAAAAACTTCTCGCGTGTATGAGCTATCGACAAGCCTCAGAGACTAGTAACGATGCCCCGTTAATCGGGTGAAGGTATAGTCCAGCCACTTTCGAAAGATTGTGGGGTCCAAGCGATTGGAAACAGTGCGCCGTTGCCGTGAAGATCAACGGTCTCGAGCTGCTGAAGAACTCCGGCCGCGAGAAGGTCATTGACCTGCTTGAAGCCCGCATCAAGAACGCCGAAAAGACCATGCTCAACAACCTGAGCACGGGCGTCTATTCGGACGGCACGGGTACGGGTGGCAAGCAGATCGGCGGTCTTCAGCTCCTGGTCTCTGACGCGGGAACTGGTACGGTTGGCGGCATCAACTCCACCACCTATCCGTTCTGGCAAAACCAGGTCTACGACTTCAGCGCCAATGGCGTCTCGGCATCTGCCCTGACGATCCAGGACGCGATGAACTCGCTCTACCTTGCCACAAGCCGCAACCGCGATGCGGTTGACCTGATCGTTGCTGACAACACCTACTTCGGCTTCTACTGGAAGTCGCTGCAGGCAATTCAGCGCGTCACCGACGACAAGCTTGCCTCGGCAGGCTTCCAGACCCTGAAGTTCATGGGCGCGGACGTTGTCTTTGACGGTGGCTTCTCCGGCACGGCGCCGGCGGCCCACATGTATTTCCTTAACACCAACTACATCAAGTTCCGTCCGCATCGTGACCGCAACATGGTCCCGATGAACCCGGACCGCTTCAGCGTCAATCAGGACGCCATGGTGAAGCTGATCGGATGGGCCGGCAACATGACCTGCAGCAATCGCTCGCTGCAGGGCGTCATTGTCGCTTGATAGGGGGGATGCACACATGACGAAGTTCATTATCACTGACACCCTGATTGGTGGTCAGGACATTGCCTCCACTGAGACCACGGCGCAGCATCCGCTCGGCACGATTGTCCGCGCGCGGCACCTTACGTCTCTGGGAGGCGGCGAGTTCATCTACCTGCTTGGCGTTGCCAGCACGGAAGTGGGCTCACTGGTCACGTACAACGCAACCACGTTCCAGACGACTCTGTCGCCGACGAACGGCACCACGGACGGACCTCCGGTCGCTGTTGCCATGTCGGCGAACGTGGCCAGCCAGTACGGCTGGTACCAGATCCAGGGCCTTGCGGTTATCAAGAAAACCGCGGTTGCGGTTACACCGCAGTCTGGGATCTGGCTGTCCGGCACGGCTGGTCGCGTCTACGTGACGGCTTCGACGGGCAAGGGCATTGTTGGCGCGCGCAGTGCCAACCTCGCCACGGTGGCCTCTGGCACCTCGACGGTAACGGTTCTGATCAACCGTCCGTCCATCGAGACTGCTACGTAAGCACGAGGGGGCGGGCTCTAGCTCGCCCCTTTATCTTCCCTCTTGAAAGGTCCAAACAGATGGCTGGCAAGAAACCAGATAACGAAGACACCCGCGACGTGTTCGAGAAGGCGCTTGATAAGCCAGAATATGCTTTGACGCCCGAGCAGTCTATCGCCGCCCTCACCGCGTCAATTGCTGGCGGTTTGTATGGCGGAAAGGCAATTGCTCGTCGCCTTGCATCCAAGGCAACACGGAAGGCTGAGGCCGAGGCCATGGCACGCGCTGCAAAGGACGGTTCTCTGGGGTACGGGCGTGGTAAGGATGCAAAAGTGCTTGATGCACTTTCTAGCCGTGTAAATTACGGCAGATATGCTGGTGGAGCCGCTGGCGGGGCGGCAGGTGTGTACGCTGGCACTCGACGTAAAGAGCGAGATTGACGCTTGTGATGTTTGGCTTGCGAGCCTAGCTAATGAGCACAGTTCGCGATGACATCAAACGCGCCATGACGCCGGCGTGGCAGCGTGCGGAAGGTAAGAACCCGTCTGGAGGCCTGAATGCCAAAGGACGGGCATCATACAACCGGGAAACGGGCGGCAACCTGAAAGCCCCACAGCCAGAAGGCGGCCCGCGGAAGCGATCCTTTTGCGCTCGCATGGGCGGCATGAAGAAAAAGCTGACATCGGCCGCAACTGCAAATGATCCCGACAGCCGGATCAACAAGGCCTTGAGAAAGTGGGATTGCTGAGATGGGTTCGGACAGTATCCGCAAGGACATCAACCGGGCGATTGCAAAGCCTGTCTGGGATCAGCCAAACCCAAAGAAGACGAGCAAGAGCCTTTCGGCTGATGACAAGGCGGCAGCGCGGACTAGGGCCGCCAATGCGGGTCGGCCCTATCCAAACCTGATCGACAATATGTGGGCGGCAAGAAGGCAAAGCTAATCAATGCAAATGCTCCACATCGTTTGCGTCCAGAAGGGTAACTACCTCGGGCGCGGCGCTGAATACGTCAACAATCTGTACGACATGGTAAGGCGCAACTTGCCGACGGGACTTGCCGGATCGTTTGTCTGCTTCACCGATGACTTTGACCTTGGCTATCATCCCGACGTTGTGGTGAGAAAAGTTCCTCGGTTCCTCAAGGGCTGGTGGTCGAAGCTCTACTTGTTCGCAGAGGGCCTATTCCCTGCTGGAGATCGGATCCTGTTTTTGGATCTGGACACGCTGGTCATCGGCCCCCTTGATGATTTGGCCGCTTGGGACGGTGAGTTTGCGATCCTGCGGGATTTCTATCGCCCCGATGGCTATCAGTCCTCGGTCATGCTCTGGCGCTCTGGATTTGGTCATCACATCTGGGACCGATACGTTCTGGCTGGCTTTCCAACCCATGACTTGGGCGGTGACCAGGCGTGGATTGAGCGTCACGCGTCGGGTGAATTGCTGCAGGACGTGTTTCCGGGTTCCTTTGCCAGCTTCAAGAAGGATTGCGGCAAGCATCCGCCGAAAGGTGCGCGGGTTATCGTGTTTCACGGGGAACCACGACCCCATGATGTGCATGACGGCTGGGTGCCGGACGTTTGGAAGGTCGGCGGCGTTGGATCGCTTGAGCTTATTGTCCAGTGCAACACTGAAATGGAAACGCTGCGGTCAAACGTGAAACACGCTCTTGGTCTTGGATTGCCGGAACTGCAACAGCGCCCACTTTCGGAAAAAGTTGTTTGCATTGTTGGCGGCGGCCCTTCTCTTGAGCATTACGTTGAGGAGCTGAAGGCTCGAGCGGCGGCGGGGCAAGTTATTTGGGCCCTGAACAATGCGGCTCGGTATCTGCTTGATCGCGGCGTTCCCCTAGATGGCCAATGGATGGTGGATGCGCGGCCGCTGAACGCTGCATTTGTCGTGCCCGGCGTCACAAAGTATCTCGCGTCACAATGCGCGCCGGAGACATTTGCAGCGGCTGGCAAAGACGTTGTCCTGTGGCATGAGGCGACTTGTGACGAGTTTATCGACAAGAGGCCGGTAACTCTCATAGGGGGCGGCACCACGATCGGCATAAAGGCCATGTGCGGCGCCTATGCCCTTGGCTTCAAGACCATTCACTTGTTCGGGATGGACTCCTCCGTAACTGATACCCACCACGCCTATTTCCAGCCTGAAAACGATGCGGATCCGATCGTTGACATAAATGTGGAAGGGCGAAGCTTCAGGGCTGCCCCATGGATGGTGCGGCAGGTTGAGGATTTCATGGGGCTGGCGGATGAGCTGGCGCGCATGGACTGCGAGATCCACGTTCACTGCGGCGGCATGCTAGGCCACGTGGCTCAGTGCATGGCACGTGACAGGAGCAAGCCGGTAGAGATCGAGGGCAATCTTGTCCGCTTCGACGGATTGTGGCGTCCGGCGGCCGATCGTGTCTCTGTCCCGGCCGTTCTGGGAGAGGTTCACAAGGTTCACCGGATCGTGAGTGTCCTGCCGGCAAACAAGCGGCGGACTGTGGTCCAGGCTGGTGGTCATGTCGGGATTTTTGCCAGCGAGATGGCGGAGTGTTTTTCGACCGTCCTTACCTTTGAGCCGGATGCCGACAATTTCAAATGCCTGATGAGGAATGTAACGCATGACAACGTGCGCGCGCACAACATGGCTCTTGGTCAAGAAGCTGGCTCGATTGCCCTTGCGGAGCGTGATGACAACAACTGCGGTTCTATTGGTCTTGACCCAGATGGGGTTCCAACGGTTCCTGTTGTGGCTCTCGATGAGTTAGAGCCGGAGAATGTTGACCTGATCTATCTCGACATTGAGGGGATGGAAGGACCGGCGCTTTGGGGTGCGTCCAAGACCATTCGCCGGGATCTTCCCCTTATTGTCTGCGAGAACAAGGGCCTTGAGCATCTCACAAAAACAGAGGGTTTGCTTGACGCGTTCATGGTCCAGCATGGATACCGCAAGGTTGCGCGCCTGATGCGCGATGATGTGTTCGCACCTCTTGAGCGGGCGGACGAGTTGGAACTCCGTTTCCTGAACTAATCAAAAATCCTGACCACTCCGCCAATTCCGGCGGAAGTCATTTGAAGAAGGAGAAATCCATGTCCCTCGAGGGTCTGGAAATGCACGACCGCGTGGCCTTGCAGCAGCGGTTGCCCAAGAAAGAGAACATGCAGCACGTCACGCCGCGGTTCTACGAGGAAATGGTGAAGACCGATCAGGTTGACCAGAATGGTCTTCCCGTGTTTCGCACCATCGAATACGTGGAAATCATGATTGCGGGCGATCGGGGCAATGCGCCCGTGAAGCGCGTGACCGACGCGATCAAGCAGCAATACGCAGACGCCTATGCCCGGTGGAAGGCCACCAAGGTGAACCCCGACATGATAGGCGATGGCGTGCCTCTTACGCTCTGGCCTGTTATCCCGCGGGAGATGGCAAAGGCGCTGGAGTACATCAACGTATTCACAGTTCAGCAGCTTGCAAGCCTGTCCGATGAGGCCATCAGCAAGCCTGGGGCGATTGGCCTTCGCGACATGCGCGAGAAGGCGAGGGCATTCATCGAGAGCGCCAAGAGCGCGGCCCCAATCGCAAAGCTTGAGATCGAGAACAAGGATCTGCGCAACCGCATTTCCATGCTGGAGGGCCAGCTTCAACAACTCATCGCCGGCCCGAAGGACAAGGGCGATGCAAAGACTTTCAAGAAGGAGTAACCCATGACTCGCATTCGCTCACTCATGTCTGCCGGCACGCCGGCTCTTACGGCGCAGGCTACTGTTGGCCTCACGCAGTCCACCACCATTGCTGGTTCTTCCGCGACGGACGCGCGCCAGGTCACGCAGAGCAATACCCTGTTCACGGGTGGCACGGGTGGCGCAATCCTGCCCGCTTCGGACTCAGGCGACTCGTTCCGGCTGATCAACACAAGCGGAGCGACGGCAACGATCTATCCGCCTACGGGTGCCACCATCAACGGAACCACCTCGCTTTCGATGAGCAACAACACGTCAGCGACTGTTGTCTTCATCAGCCCGACGGTCTGTCACAGCATCCCGCGCACGCCATCGTAGAGGGGTATTTCCCATGGACATGAAGCCATCCGCCGTGGCTGCGGGAAGGGTAGGCCAGTACAGGCCAAAGGGAATGAAGCCGTATCCGTTGCAGGGCCGGGGCACATTGCAGGACTTGCCCCGTTCGGTTGTCAGGCCCATCCCGCCGGCCTATCGGGACGGGTTGGGCAAGCCCATCCGCCCCGGACAGCGCGACACGGTCCGCGATGACCTGATGAAGGCCATCAGCAAATCAAAGCAGACCGGCGTGAATGCAATGCGGGGGCGTGGCTATTAATGTCACTGCTGACCATCGTCAACCGCGCGCAGGCCATGCTGAACCTGCCTGTAACATCGACGGTCTACAGCAACACGGGCGAGACGCAGAGACAGCTTCTCGCCTTGTGCAACATGGCCGGCGATGTGTTGATGCGGGAGCATGACTGGCAGGCCTTGGTGACGGAGCAATCCTTCACCACGGTTGCAACCGAGCAGCAGACGGGTCACACGATACCCTCTGATCTTGACCGGGTCATATCCGAGACACTGTGGAACAGGTCCACGACTGATCCCGTTTTCGGCCCCCTGACGGCGCAGAGCTGGCAGGCGCAGAAGGCGGATGTGGTTTCAACGGTATGGTCACAATACAGGATCAGGGGCAATTCCTTCTGGTTCCTGCCGGCGCCTGCGGCCGGGCAGAGTATCTACTATGAATACGTAAGCAATAAATGGTGCCAGTCTGCGGGCGGCACGGCACAGAGCGCTTGGGCGGCTGACTCTGACACGGGAAGGCTTTCCGAGCATCTTCTGACCCTTGCGCTGGCTTGGCGCTGGATGGAAGCCAAGGGGCTGGACTACTCGCAGCGTTATGAAGAGTACGAGCGCGAGAAGGGCAAGATCATCGCGCGCGATGGGACACGCAAGAAGCTCAACGTGACGGGCCCCACCCTTCAGGGGCTTGGACGTGGGCGCATACCGGAAGGATCGTGGAACTGATGCAAGGGAACTCCATTCGCTCAGACATTGAGAGGGCGGCAGCGACAGTTGACGCTTCCGGCCAACGCTCGGTGCCAATGCCCCGTCAAAAGCCTCGTGAAGAGGATAGCTACAACCCAAACTGGACGGACCAACAGGCAATGCAGCATGCAAGGACATTGTATGAGCGGGGTCGTCGCGCTGGAGAGACCGGGGAAGGCGAGACAGAGGTTGTTGATTTCATCCGCAAGTGGGGTGACACACCTTATGGGTCGCACATGACGCGCGGGTATCAAGAGGGAAAGAGCCGTAGGCCACGAACAACGCCAAGGCCCTCCATGCCAGGGATCCGCCGTCCTTACGATGACATCCCGCGCTAGGAAGACAGTCCATGCCCTGGAAGCCAACAGACCGGAGCCGCACAGATCAGGTAAGGCAGTTCTATGCCCAGCGTCCTGATCTGCAG